TTACTGGAAATTTTCTTTTTTTAATCCAACTTATTTGTTTATAACTATATGAATTTATTCCAAGCTCTTTTAATAACAAATTAAATGTCCAATATTCATCAGCCCAGAGAAATCTGCCAAGTTTCATTTTTCTTGCTTTGCACATTATAGATGCTTGGCTTCTGTTTAATTTCTTTTTTAAGCCAGGCATTGAAATTTTTCCCCATTTTTCTTCCAAATAAGTCATTTCTTCTTTTGTCCAGTGCCTATTCATATCTTCTCCTTTCTTTTTTCTAAGAAAAACGACTTTCCGTGACTGAACTCTATTTTTTCTTAAAGGCCCTGAAATGCCCAGGATAAACTTTTTTTAGTTCCTTTACCTCTTCAACAGTTTTTATTTCGAATGGCTCAACATAGATTTCCCTAAGCTTTGCCATCAGCTTTTGTCTTCCTCCGCCTACTCCATGATCTACTCCAATATGCCATTCAGCAGATAATGGCAAATACGAATTTCCTATTCCACTATCAAATCTATATCCCCCTAAAGCTCCCGCAGATTTTGATATATGTGCCAATTGGGCATTTGGCTTTCCAGTTATGACACATATTTTCTTTTTAAGCATCCAGTACACCCATTTTCTGTTGTTCTGCTTCCTGTAGAGCTCATGCATCTGATTCCACATAGGGATTTCATTATGCATGAAGTAGTCAAATAAGAAATTAGTAAATTCTACAGCTTCCTCATTTGTCACAAGTTTTAATGCAAGACTGAAAGTTCCTTCCAGCTTTATCAACAAGAGCTGCATTTCTTCAATCACAAACTTCATTAGCATATCCAGTATTATTTTAGCCTTGTTTTTATTAGTATATTTTTTTTCCAAAACCTCAATTATTTTTCTCTCCAGCTTTTCATTCAGATTTTTAAAAGGCTCATATCCTTTCAGTTGCTTTCCGCTCGCTCTTATGTAAAGCTTCTTCAATTTTTCTTTGGCCTGAAATCTATAATAATCTGATATCCCAGTTTTTTCCTTGCTGGATAAATTACTGATATCTTTATCAGCTAAATAATAAGCAAAACAATCTATAAACCAATAAATTAATTTCTGATTTTCCCAGCTCATCGTTTTTATAGCCATATAAGGCCCCCTTTATATTCCAAAAAACTTCTTCCAAAATGGCTTTTCCTTTTCTTCAAGCCTTTTTCTTTCAGTTTCCTTTTCACACCAAACAAATGTTCTTTCCGCCATTAAGAATTCATTTTTCTTTAGTAAAAACTCAATTACTCCTTCAAGAATCTCAATAATTTCTTTTTTCTGTTTTTCATTTACAAGCTTTTTTTCACCACTTATCAATTCATTTACTCCCTTTATATTTAGCAAATTATACTGATTCCCATTCACTCCATCCAAAGGAAATTTTAGTATATTCTCTTTACTAACTTTTTTGTTTACAGTATTTTTTCCACTCTTATAACCAAACAGATCTGTAACATCTTTGGCCAGCAAATAAACCTCATAGTTATATATTTTACCCCTTATTACTTTTCCTTTGCATTCAACACTTTCTAAAAATTCTAAGCTCATTCTTTTTCCTCCGTAATTTCAATTTTTGATAATATCTCCAATACTTTCTCCAGTTCAGGATTTCTAAAACCATAGCTCAGGTAATCAACTGGATTTTGATAATGATGTCTGTTTGCTTCTATGTGTTCTTTACAGGCCCTCTCAGTTAAAAAGGCATTTAAATATACATGTTCATAGTCTCCTGGGTAACATTTTAAATCTAATGTTTCGTTATTCAGATTTTCTACAGTCAATAAAGTAATTTCCTCTATTTCTTTTGAAAATCCTTCATCATAATTTAAAATTAGATCATTTTTTAATTTTTCTACTCCTTCCTGATCATTTGTATACACCCCAAAATCTTCTCCATCTATAACAGCTGCAAAATAGTTCCCATATCCATCACATGATGCAACAAATCTATCATGCTGTATCTGATAAAATCTTGGATTTGCAGTTATTCTGTTGTCTTGTGTATTAAGTTCATGTTTCAGTTCTTTCAGAAATTTTACATCTTCTGCTGTTAAATTATTTATTTTCAATTTCTATCAGCTCCTTTTTATTACGCCATTCTTTTAAACTTTCATATCTTTCAATAATTTTTCCAGTTTTGTTCGAATAAATAGCATATCCAATAAATTTGTTGATAAATCTTGGGATAGTCTGTTCTTTAAATATAACCCCTTTTCTTTTTAAATTAATCACCTGATGTACAACAGAACTTCTTGATTTTTTTAAAATACTCGCACATTCTTTTACACCTTTTTCATAATAAGAATTTTTAAGAAATTCATTTTCCTTTTCTGAATATCCACAACCTGATCTACTTAAAAAAGTATTTCTTAGCTTGTTCAGATTTTCAGTTCCAAATTTCCTTGTCATTTTTATCTTTATTGCACCTTCTGTTCTCCCTAATTTCCTTGCAATTTCCAATTTGCTGAAATTAGTTCTGAAAATAAGATTTTCAAGTATTTCTTCTTTTTCTATGTCCCAAGCTTCATATTTCCTTATTTTTAAACGTTTGCACATCATTTCTATCGAATATGGAGACCTTTCAAATATTTGGGCAATTTCTTTATCCTCAAGTTTTTCAAATGTTTTCAATCTTCTTAAATCTTCTATTTCTCCTGTAGTCCAACATGTATATTTTCGCATATGTTCTCCTAACAAAAATATTTTTTACTTTTCGTTTTCATCTTTCTTTAAAGTCATTAAATCTTCAATGCTTACATTGTCTATGCAATGCTGCAATCTGTTTTTGGGTACCATTCTACTTCCCTGGTTGTATCCGCTTACTGATCCACCATTTCTCTTCATGAAATTACTTAATTCTTCTTCAGATGCAGTTTTAATTTCATGCAGATTTCCGTTTTCGTCCCATACTTGCCGATAATATAATCTGACTTTCATTAGTTTACCTTTTTCATTTTTTCAATAATTTTTATATTTTTCCCAATTTTTTCCTTCAGTTCAGCTTTTTCTTTCTGCAATTCAAGCTCCATTTTTTCAATCTTTTTGAATCTTGCATTCATCTGCTTGTTTTCTTTTATAATCTCTTCCAGTTTTTTCACTTTCATTTCTGCTCTCCTATCATTTTGTGAGTATTTCCAATTAAGTTATTCTGCTGATTCTTTACTCCTATGTCAGAATTTGTAATATATTTTATTTTCATTGTCCCATTTCCATTATCATGAAGACCCAGGTAATTCTGACTGACATTTCTAGGAAGTTTCCAATAAGCTCCATATATCTTTTCAAAATTGTTGTATCTGAATAAATCCTCAAATTCATTCTGTTCCATAGCACATATTTTTTGCCATCCTCCAGCACTGTCTATCAATGCATGAATTCCTTTATCATCAAATTCAACACTCTGATAGATTCCATATTTCCTGATTGCAAATAATATTTTTTCCCTCGCCATCTGCATTCTTAAATTCATTAGCTCCTTTGTTTCTCCCAATGCATTTTCCCTTATTTCTGCAATCTTAGGCATTTTCTGAAAATTTCTTGTCCGGATTATTTCAACATATGCACTGTTAAGCTGCTCAACTGTCAGATCTTTCAAACCTAAAAAATATATACTTTTCATTTCTTTTGACATTACTGGCTCCGGATAATATTCCTGGTACTTCACAAAAGCTTGAGTAAATTCTTCTAATGTCATTGTAATCCCCAGCCTTTCAGAGTATCCATTACATCCTCTTCCGTCAGATCAATTTTTTTTCTTCCAGTTTTATCAGTTTTTATACCGCTTGCTTTACTTTCATTTTTGTTTTTATATCCATCTTCCAGTAATTTTATGAACTTTCGTTCTTCAATAAAATCATCAAATGTCATCTGCCAGTTACTTGTTTTTCCCTGTAAGAAATCTGATTCTTTGATTTTTTCCAAAGCTTCAGTTATTTCTTCAATTGTATATTTTTTTAGAAGTACATCCATTTTTCGTTTACGTTTATCTGTTAACATTTTGATTTTTGATAAACCAAGTTCTTCTGCCAATTCATTCCAAATGACATATATATATTCTTTTTTATTTATTCTTATTAATTCATTCTTATTGTATTTATTCTTTATTGTGTCCCTTTTTGGTACTGGGGGTAGTGACATTTTGGTACTGGTGTAGTCCCTTTTTGGTACTGGGGGTAGTGACATTTTGGTACTGGTACCAGTCCCTTTTTGGTATTGGTTTTCAATATTGAGATCAGTTAAAAAATATTTATTTGAAAAGCCATTTTCTTTTTCAACTTGTAATATTCCAATTTCAACAAGTTTTTTAAACGATCTCATGACAGATTTTTTATCAAGATTCATTTTTTTAGCCAGTATTTCTTGTGTTGCATAAAAATATATCTCACCATCTTCATTTACCCAGTTATTAGCAATTGACAATCTCCAATTTTCTAAACACAGCATATAGAGTTCTCTGTCAACTGGTTTTAAATCATATTCATATATTTTTTTAGGCATTTTATAAAAGTTGCTTTGTTCAATACTGTCAATTTTAACTCTCATTTTTCTCACCTTCTAAAAATTTTTTTACAATTCCGGATGTTTTTTTGCCCTTCATCATAGATACAAATATATTCTTACAGATTTCTGTATCATATTCGGATCCATGCCATTTTTCTTCATCAAGTTCTATTCCATAAAATTTTGCAGTTTCATTTAATCTCGGCCATTTATATTTTCCGAATTTCCCCGGAATTTTTAAAATGTCAATATTGCTTTCTTTTGTACAAAACTGATTTTTTAAATCAAACGGAATAAATTTTCTGTCAAACGATATATTGTGTGCTACAAAATGCTCTGTGTCCTTACAAAACTCTATAAAATCTCTATCTTTTTCAAAATATTTTGAGTATTTTATACCTGATTCCACTCTACGCCTTAGAATTTCCTCGTCTGTAAGTCCATTTATAGCAACAGCTTCTGCATTTATTTCCTCACCCTCATTTCTGAAATAAAATCTGTTAAATTTTTCAATTTCTTTATAAGAGTTTAACTTTAAATCAATATCAATTTTTATTGCTGCGATTGATAAAACGGAACAGTTTTCCAGTCCGTTCGTTTCAGTATCAAATATTATTACATTCATTTTCCTATACCTCCTAAAAGGGAAAGTCAGCATTATCATCTATGCTGTTCTGTGATTTCATATACTGTTTTAAGACCGCTGTTCCTCTTTCCTGTTCTTTCTTTTCTCTTAACTTGTTTTCTAAAAGAAAATTTTTCTCCCATATTTCATATGTCTGTGGAGTTTCTATTTTCTCTATGATTTCCTGTGTAGTTTTTCTACTCTTTGAGTGATAGAAACCTCTTATCTGATATTCATTGAAATAATTTATTTCTCCTGTTATTTCATCTATCACTTCGTTTACTCCCTGATATGATAAAAAAACTCCAACTGTACGATTTTCAATCATTAGAAATATTTCTTTTCCGTCTTCGTCCAGTTCTGTTTTTAAATTCTCATGTTTAATTTTTAATAAGTATATTAACTGATTTATATGTTTACTGTTAAATATTTGTTCCACTCCTTTTTTATTTTTGTAGAACAAAGGTATTCGGGCTGTTCTATCTTCCTTTAAAGCTCTAAATGTCAGTATTAATGCTTCAGATTTATTGACATCTGATTTAAATAGTTCTGCTCTTTCTATTTTACATTCATAGCAAGCACTTTCTTTGATACTCACTCCTGGAAGATTTTTTTCCTTTAACTGTTTTTCATCATAAGTCCACATTTATTTTTTCCTCCTGTTTTTCCATGCTATAAAATTTTTGTATTTTATAAATTCAACATCCCACAGGGATATTTTATTATTGTCTATTATTATAAAGGGATATTTTATTTCAAAATTCCTCACATTGATATACTCAACCGAACCACACCCATAATCCAATAATAATCTTTTCATTTTTTACCTTCTGTGATATAATGATTTGT